CTCACGGGCGTTGCCATTGCTGGTCGCCAATAAAGGGTTCTGACGTGTTTCCCCCGCAGTTTCTAAAGTATGAACTGACAACCTCCCATTGTTTCTTGTATCGCAGGTACTGGGATCCGGCGCATAGCTCTCAGAGCACCACTCGCTTAGTGGCCGTAGAGCCGTAGAGTTGTTCTGCAGAACTCCACTGCCTTCGGTTACTCAAATTCACCGGAGCATCCTCCTCGTTCCACTCTACCTTAAGACCTGGGAGTGGAGCCCAAACTTGCACGGGAAATATCATATCCCGATCCAGACGACCAGCAACAAAGGAATACTCCTGGGCATGAGATCTCCACAATGGGGGAATGATCTCATCGAGCACCTCATGGTCAAGAACCTGGATGGCAGATAAACTGCCCAAGTAGGCCTCGAGCTCCTCTTGAGCTCGGACGGATATTCCGTACAGTCTTTCGACAAGAAGTCTGGTGTTCCATCGAGGCTTCTGGAAGGAAATACCCTTCTGTACGGCGTTGAGAAGTCGATCTCGCTCATAAGCCGATAACGACAACCAACCTTTTCGGTTTATCTGCTCTACAAAAGCTGCTCTGCCAATAGGTGCGGTAACACGCATTCCATAATGGCCAAGAGCTGCTATGATCGGGCAGCCGGGATACTGATATGCTAGAGAAAGAGCCTTACATCTCAACAAGCCTCTCAACTTGTATGAGCGTACCACAGCGTAGGTACGTTGTATCCAGGCAAAATTATTTAAAACCTTGCGTGGATCTGTGACATTGGTACGATCAAAGGGATCAAATACCAACCCACAGAAGGATGCGGTAGAGATTGTGTCATGAACCTCCGCCTTAATGATTAGCCCCAACCGGGCAAAATCCTCTTTGGTGGGAGGAGTTCCCACCATGGTAAAGAGACCATCATCTCCTTCAACCACCCCACGTACCTTCCTGCACCCTGACTTGCGACAGACAAAGTGCATGAGCATCAGGTTTGAAAACCCGTTGCCCAAGGACGTGCACATCTCTCCAGACATTCGGGTGGCTTCTACCATCACCCTGAAGTCTTTAAAGACACACAGATTTAGGCCGCCTAGCACTTCACGTACCAGGCGCATGAATTCCCCACCCACCGGCAGGTACTGCGTCATGTATGCATAGAGCTCGAACTCGCATGCCTCAAACAACTCCTTCGTAAACAGCGCCTCAAAAGACGAATAATCTGTTGCGAAGTATTTTGCCCCCTCGCGGTGTAGTAGACCCATAATATAATCTGGTCTATCGGCTACGGGAACATGCTTGATGAAAGCCTCGTGTTTATACACCTGCTCTTCTATCAGCTTAAAGACGGGTCCTACAGCACACTTGAACTGATCACTGCGGGAGTTTATCGCGCGGCTGTGCTTGTAGGTTGGATAGTCCTCGTCTTTCGCGAAGGAACTGCATCGGAAGTAGCGGTGGGACTTATCTGGATCCCACATGCCACCGACGCTATCCCAACAGACTTGGAGCTCTTTTCGCCGCCAATCGGGATAACTAGTGTGACTGAGCCAATGCTCGACACTCACATCTACATCGCTTGCCAGAGGAACAAATAGCTTGCGGACCTTTCGCCGTACGAACCTACGAAATTCCTTAAGTAGTAACGGTTCAGCGTTGGGCGGTTTACGTAGAAACCTTTTTCTCACCCCAGCCTTAGTCGTACGGGAATCAGTTAGATCAGGCACCAATGGGGCCGAACCCTTAATATGGCAACCACAACTGACTCGCATCGGGGGCCTCTTTCCAGGGGTCCCTGGTAAGGATTTCGACACCTGGGCACAGTCCTTAATTTCATCAATTAGATCCTGTTCAACTTCCAAGTATCGATAACCTCTCACGTACAACCTATGCTCCCCTATCAGGCTAGAGCGGGGCGAAAATGACCCAACCTCGCCTGGCGGTTTTGCAACCAAAGACCATGAGCGACTTGAAGGGTATTTCCGACCACATCCCTACTGGCTACATATAGATCTTTGTCTATGTTCACAGTATGTGTGGATTTTGCTGATGTCTCCATTCTCTCCCACGCAGTTTCTTGATCGCGGGCCAACATTACTAAAGGAGTAGTTAGTTGAGAGAGGAGCTCAAATGATATTAGCATGTGCGCGGCCTTTGCAAGACGGCCAAACATGTCACGACGGACATTGCTGCCATTAAGCGTGTGTGAATAGGCCACCACACCATATTTGGCATCACTATGCTTCATTTCCCTCAGCGACATCGTATCAGCTCTACGGTCGTCTGTGTCCCAATCCTGCATGTCTACAGTGGAATAGGAATGTGTTGCCCGCGCTGAGAACAAAGATCTACAGCCGCGCTTGCTGCAAATTGAGCGGTCTATAAAGACAGCAGCCACTTGATAAATTCCAAGGGTCAGCAACACCTGCCATTGGAAGAGAATTTCGAGCATCTCTAAGTGAACTGCCGCACAGACAATCAACACTGGTACCAACAGTACCATCAGTATGAACAACGCATACGATGTTGGTGTTTCGTCTTGCCACTCACAACGGAAATTTCTCCTAGTCTCAGCATGAATCTGATCGACATAGTTCCGTCGCCGGCCTAACTCTGCGTCGGCCTGTTTAAGGTCCTCTTGGACATCAAGGAGATCGCGCCTCAGGTGCATGTTGGCATCCTGTGCAACTCTCGTCTCCTCGGCCTGCTCGTGAAGTGCATCTCGCAGTCCATCAGAATCTGATACTGCGTCCTTCACGGCAACACGGTAGGCCTTATCGCCTCCGCGCCCAGGGCCGTTTTTGCCTGGGTTCCTCCGTCGAGGATTGGGGTTGCCGGCTTTCGTCAGGCGCGGACCCCATTGCTCGGGAGGATTGTCTCTCTTCTTCGCTCCAGTAGGTGACCATTTCTGTCCACCCTTCCTTGAATCTGGGTTCTTCGATTGAGAGCCTTCCAGAAGAGTGGTGCCATATTGTTTGGCACCAAACTCTGGGCGTTCCTTCTCGTCCTTGCATTTCTCCTTGCCTTTCTTGCTGGCCATGTAGGAGGTGAATAGAACTAGTTTAATTGCCTTGTACTATATCCACTGCCCTTTCGGGAATTATTGTGGCCTTCTAGATACTAGGTCGACGGTCAACAACCCCGTCTCATCGGTTTAGCTGCCGGCTCAGCCATGAGGGTCTCGTAGG